AATATCTTGTATTGAAAAATTATTTACTAATTGTTTTTTTTGTGATTCTCTGATGCTATATCCTTCAGATGCAAATACTATCATACCAAGATATTCTGTTGTAATAGCTTCTGGATTTAATCTATTATTTACATTAAATTTAGGATAAAAGTTAAAATTTAAATTATATAGTTTATGTCTCATTTTTAATTGTTTTTTTTAAATATTTACGATACTCTGGTTTAACACTCACTTTAAATACATAAAGTTCTCTATTACAAATAGATATTTCTTTTCTTACTAAAGGTTCAAGATGGCAAAAACTTTCATGAGTTAATTGTTCTTTTTCTTCTAAGTACACAATCATGTCTTCTGCACTTTTATATCTAAGATTATCCCAATCAACATTTTCTAACCAATATTGCACATCTTTATTTCTATTAAATTTATAATCTATATTACCTAAAAAATCTCTAGAATATTTATATAATAAATATGGTTCTCCTGTAGGATCAATAGTAGGTATAATTTTACCAGCCATTGCTAATTCTTCATCAGAAACACTATATCCTTCAATCATTTTTTGTAGATCTTCCAGTAACTCTTCAGTCATAGGAACTCTATTAGCAGATTGATTAAGAATAGTGTCTGTTTCAATAACTTGTAACTCACCGTCCTCAATCATTTTAGCTAATACAACAGCCATATTACTGAATACATAACTATCAAATGGTAAACTATCATATTCTAAATTCCATTGGCTACAGTCACCAAGACTTCTTTTGTCAAGAATAACATTATTACCAGTATCCTCATGGTAATCTTGTACAGCTTGTCTATGATCATTACAAAAATAACCATTATGCATATGGAACATTAGTTTAGTTTGAGGTATATTATCAATTGATGAATACGTATCATAAAAATTAGTGTGTGGAATTATAAAATCAGCTTTTTCATAATCATTAGTAACACTAATTTTATGCTCTTTAAGCGCTGCTTTTAATCTATCAGTAGACACATTATGCATTGGTAATATAAAAGCTCTTTTAACTTTTGTTAAATCAGTTGTTGTTTCAGTTTCTAAAAGATCTTTTACTTTATCATATTGCTTTAAAGATTCTGATAACGTTACATCTTCTATATCTAAATTATTTTGTACCATACCATATATTTGTGCATCCTCAAACCCAAGATCAAGCAATGCCTGATCCGGGTAAGGGCCTGCGTGTATGTTTTTGCTTGCCATATTATTTAATTGTCATTTTGATAATGTGAGGATTCATCATCATCTGGTTAAACTTCGATTTATTTCCATTGAATATAGTCCTAACAACAAGATACTTTAAATCGTTAGTAAAATAGTCTTTTGTGCACAGCGTAACGAGACGCTCTTGCATTTTTGGCGTTACAGTGTCAGTTTTTGAGTATGCAACAGAGAAATTAGCTATACGAGTAGCTAACAGACTAGCTATATCAGCTCTATAGTTATCACCCTGACCTATACACTCAGTTAACTTAGGTAACATTTCCTCTTCTTTACCAAGAACTATATCCTTTGGTGTAACTAGTTTGTCTAGTTTATTATTAATAAACGTCGTAAACATAGAAGCAAACTCATTGCCTACTGAGCCCTCACCAATCATTTGAATTAACGGTAATTGATCCTCAAAGCTCTTTATACTAGAAATACTATTAAAGAACGTTGATATAGACCTAGCATTAGTTTCTTGTGTAACTAGTTCAGGATGCATTAATAAGAAATTGATACATCTAGTATCTATTTCATTCTCCTCTGCCCA